ATCTGCGTAATCTAACACAATAAGATCGGGCTCAATGCCTTGGCCACGACACTTATCTATATGCGCTAAAATCGTATTTACGTTAGCTTTACCCGCAGGATATTGTTTAATATACAATTTCCCCCTCATGTTTCCTAATTCTTTTTTAACAGTTGATTTATGGATTTTAATTTCGTTTACAGGTATTTCTGTGAAGAAAGCATCATATCTTTGACCAACATACATGTCAGAAAGTTCAAGAGTATAGTGTAATACTGTATAACCAAGTTTAACAGCATGCCCACCTAAGGCAACAAGAGCCCATGATTTACCTCCACCTGGATTACCTACAAGTAAACCTAAATCACCTGTACCTAAGCCCCCACTTAATAAACTATTAATTTCATTCCATGGGGTTTCGATTGTATTTCTAGCTTCTTCTTTATACCGTTCTTCAATCTCGTCCATATAATCATGTCCAAGATTCTTTTCTACACCTGCTTTAAGTGCATTATCGATTAATCTACGAATATCTTCGTAGTTTCCTATTTCAAGTAGATCAACTGAGGAAAGAAGGGCAGATTTTAATGTTTGGTTTCGACAAAAATCAAGAAAAGTTTGTTTAACAAAATCAAGATCTTGAGATTTAGCCGACTTAAATGTTTCTTTAAGTTGTTCTTTAACAGCAACTTGTTGGATTTCATTTCGAATTCCTTCTACTTCAACTTTAAATACCTCCATTGTAGGAGTAGTTCTAAACTCATTAAAATATTCTAAAGTTTTACTTATAATCCATTTATTAGCTTCATTATCGAAAAAATCGGGTGAAACTATATCGGCAACTTGTTGTAAAAATTCTCTATCTTTAATAAGTGTAGATAATACTTTAACCTGGAAATTATGACCATATTGTTCTAACTTACTCATATGTTAGTTGTGCTAAATTATTTAATTTTAAAAAATGCTCTGTTAACCAAATATCGGGATTTTGGAGGTTATTTCCCATATAGTCTTCATTATATAACATAATAAAATCATTTCGGTGGAGCAAATTCATTGGACGAGAATTTAAATTATTAATTTGAATTTTAATTTGCCCCGACATTAATGGGTCTTTAAGAGACATCATTTTTTTGTTAGTTTCTAGATTTACTTTATTTTCTACAATTCGCTTATGCATTAGACTATCTTGTGTAGAAGCATAATCTATAAGATAATCAAGATCTATTTCTTTTCCAACAATTTCTGGTATTACTTTTGCTACTTTTTTAGGTCCTAATCCCTTAATCCCCTCAAGGTTATCTGATTTATCACCCATTAAACACTTATACATTAAAAAATTATGAGCAGGTATTCCATACTCATTAAATATTTGTTCTTCTGTATAATATTTTTTCTTATTTGGTGACCAAACTACAATTCTATCATTTACTAATTGAAGAAAATCTTGGTCAGCAGACATAATAATAACTTCATTCTCTAACACATTTTGTGCTAGATACGCAATTACATCATCAGCTTCAACATTATCTATGCTGTAAACATCAATTGGAAGTAACTCAAGATAACTAAGTAATCGCCTAAATTGGATTTTCATTGCTTCTTTTTCGTCTTCAAGTGAATTAAAAGCATCAAATTTAGTTACACGTTTAGGGGTACGATTTGCTTTATAATTAGGATTAATTTTTCTTCTTCGTTTACTACCACCGGCACCATCATATGTTACAATAACCCTAGTAGGTTCCATTTCACGAATAGCAAATGCTAGTGATTTCATAAAACCAGTAATACCTCCTACGGGTACTCCCTTTTCATTTAATGAACCATTTACAGCAAATGCTCTTAAAAAAATATTAAGTCCGTCAATGAGAAGCACCCTGTCATTAGGGTGCTTCTCTTCTGGATTTATGTTATTTAGAATATCTTCAAATTTATTCATTCTCTACTACGGTTTCGTCAGGATCACGATCTAGACCATCTTCTTTTTCGTGACGATACTTCATAATATATTTGTCACAAAGAGCTTTATATAATTCTTCTTTTGCTGTAGGGTGGCTGTTTAAAAGATCTTCAAATTCTTTAGCTAAGAATTGATGAGTTTCACCATCTGCAGTAGTATATTTATACCATGCTCCTCCCTGTTTAACAATTTTATACTCTTTAAGTAATTTTAAAGTACCATAAATATCATCGATTCCAGAATCATAAAAGACACTGTAACGGACTTTTCGGTTAGGTGGGCCTAGGCGGTTTTTTACAACAACACATTCGACTTCTTGGCCAACTACTTCATCTACACCATTAACTTTCTCTTTAATTTTGCCTACTCCTTTGAGTCGCAAACGAACGGAAGCATGGAATTGGAGCGCTTTTCCTCCTGATGTTGTGTATTGATCTCCAAACGGCATAGCGTTTAGTTTTTGACGTAACTGATTAGTAAATACACACAGGATTTTTTGTTTACCAATTAAATTAGTAATTTTACGCATTGATTTAGACATAATAATTGCCTTTGCAGTAGCATAACCATCTTTATCATAGTCGGCTGCAGACTCAATTTTAGTAGTAGCGGCAGCAACACTGTCAACAACAATTGTGACTAATCTGTCTTTTTGTTTTTCGCGAATCTTAACTATGATGTCTTCCATTGCTTCAAATACGTCCTCGATTGTATCGAGAGGTATATAAAGCATTTTATCAACATCAACCCCTATGGCGGTCAAAAATTGAGCGTCTAGTGCTGATTCAGTGTCTACATAAATTGCTACTCCACCCTGTTTTTGAGTAGAAGCTATAACGTGAGCGGCAAGGAGGGATTTACCACTTTGTTCTAGGCCCGTAATCTCAACAATTTTACTAACAGGCAAACCCCCGTTTGGTCTGTTAGAGATCGCCAAATCAAGAGGTGTACATCCAGTGGATACCCACGAAGTAACATCTGTTGGTGATTCTTCTCCTCCATTGAGAAAGTAGGCAACTCGGTTATATTCTTTACTGAATTTTTTATTTAGCGATACTGCTAGTTCTTCAGTAAGACTTCCCCCATCGGGGAGTGAATTGTTGGATTTTTTCTTAGCCATATTATCCGAATAAATCGTCTATTTTAGAGTCAAGGTCAACTTTTTCTTTTACGGGTTTAGTTGCTTCAACTGTATCTTTTTCTTCACTTGGTGCTAAATATTTTTGGAGTGAATCTTTCATCTCATCAAATGAAAATTTAGTAAAAAGTTCTTTAATATCTTTTTGGTTATCAAGATATCCTTCGGCCGCACTGCCATCTGTTGAGAGGGGTGTTTGAACCGGCTTAACACGAACTGTAGTTGTATCGTACATCTTACCAGTTTCGGCTGCTGGGATTACTTCAACTGTAATATCTCGACCAGCAGCAATGTCAGTAATGTCTCCATAATCTTCATCCATCATAACACCTAATAGTTCAGTGTAAACCATTTTGCCAAACTCCCAGAATCGAACGCCTTTATCTTCTTCACCACGTACAAGCACCGGAGCAAAAATACGCATTTTAGGGTAAAGTTTTTTAGCTAATTCCATATTATCGGGCTCATTCGATTTACGGAGTTGTGAGGCAAACTCTAAAATCGGGTCAGACTCATCAAAGTTTGAAAGTGACATCATTCGGGGTTTACCAATACCGAAATAAAAATATAATTCAGTGAAGGGCACATCCTTATTGTGCTTGTAGGGTACAATGCGTACTACTGATTTTTCTCCACTTGGTGGCTTCCAGAAGTTTTTTCTGAACTCACCACCTGATTTTCCGTTGGACTTATTTTGCAAGCGGTCCATGCGCTTTCTAATTTCGTCTAGATTCATAACCTTTTAATTTTGGGTAAATATAATAACCCAGACCACAGAATCCAAATATTACCAAAAGGCTTTTACAAACAACTAAAATATCTTTCTCCTCTATCGCAAAGGATAGTAACTATATTTTTACCATATCCTTCTTCGATTAATCTTTCTGCAACTAGAAAGTTAGCTGCCGCCGAAAAACCAATAAATAAACCATATTGTTTAGCTAGTGATTTAGATTTTTCTATAGATTCTTCGGTAGATACTGTTTCGATGCGATCTATATCTTTTAAGTCTACTAAAAATTTACTACCATCTCCTATACCTTGAATGCCATGTAACCCAGGTTCTCCACCCGACATAACAGGAGATTCAGCAGGTTCTAATGCTACTAATTTACATACAGGATATCTATTTTTAATAAATTTACCTGCACCCATTATAGTTCCTCCGGTTCCCGTACCCGCTACAAAAGCATCAATTGGTTTACCATAATCAAAATCTTTACAGATTTCCATACCCGTAGTATACCAATGGGATTCCGTGTTATGGGGATTATGAAATTGGTTAAAATTAAACCACCCATTATCTTTAGCTAATTTATTTCTAAGTAAAATAGCACCATCAAAATCCCCAGCGGGTACCTCTATTAATTTAGCACCAAACGATTTTAACATAACTTTACGTTCAGTACTCATATTAGAAGGCATTACTATAACACATTTAAAACCTAAATTAGCACAAAACATGGCTAATGAAATGCCCATATTGCCTGAAGTAGCTTCAATTATAGTATCTCCAGGTTTAAGTTTACCGTTGCGTATAGCTATTTTTAAAATCCAAGCTACGGGTCTATCTTTTACTGATCCTCCTGGATTTAAAAATTCAGCTTTACCCCATAGGGTACCTTTTGGGAAAGGAAATTTTAATAGAGGTGTATTACCTACTGTATCTAATAATAACATAACCTTTTTTCTTTAAATTATTCAGCGTATACTTCTTCTTCAGATTGTATTGGTTCGGGATCTAAAGCGGCTTTTAAATTACGTTTTTGCCACTCGTAAGACATTTCGTCTTTATTAATAGGTCCTCCTGCGGCCCAAGTATTACAAGCCCTGGCTGAATGGCATTTAAAGTGATGCATCCAACAATATCCTAAAATACCATCTTTATCTTTAACAGGTTCAGAGGTTTTACCTGGTATGCATTCTAACATCCTAGGTGAAACATCAAACGCAACACAGTTAGCACATACGGATTTTTTAGCTGCTTCTACTGTGGTGCCCCATTTTTTAGCTATTTTTTCCCAGTAATCACCTGGTTCCTCAACATTTAAAGGACCATACATAATAAATGGTGTATTAATGGCTCTATCACGGTTAAGTGTATTAACACGTAAATCTTGAGTTGCCGAAGGGCATTCTTTTACACCTGCCTCTTCTATAGCTTCATTAAGTAATTTTTTAAGTTTCATTCTACTTCAATTATAGTTTTTAAACGTGTTCTAACCTTTTTAAATCCACCAGGGCGAGTTAAAAGGAGGCTGTTACGGAACCGCGTCCAATCCACTTGATACGTAGTATCTAAGACACCATTATTTAAATATCTTATTACTTCGTTTAAAGCGTTTATAGTATACAAAGTATTAGTTTGTTTTTTCCTGTGTACAAGTATAGTATTTGGTAATTGTAGGTTGTAGACCGGACCGTCTATATTATAGGTCAACATTGTTTTATTGTCATCTAATGCAACTAGAACAAAAATTTTATTAAATAATATATCGTGCTCCTCTAATATTTTTTCTACAACTTCATTTACCCCTTCATCTTGCAGGAAGGTGCAATAAAGTTTATTGTTCATTTGAGTATAATTGTGTTATTCCACAATAAATATCAAATGTCCTCCAAAGAAGAGTATGTATATCCTTTTTTAATTTTAATTGGAAAATCAGACGAAACTATTGATCTAATTGATTGAAGAGTTTCCTTACCATCTTCGACCGCAAAATCTATTAGTATAGAGTCATACACATATAAGATTATTTTACTCTTTTTATCTTCAAGTACTTTAAATAGTCTAGATAGCATTGTAAAGTTATACTCCGTTTCAAACGCTTGAATATAATAGTTAAATAATTTTTGTGGTGTCATATTTTTATAATTGCTCTTTAAAAGCTTGCGCCTCGCAATTACAGTTTTAACATAACCTTGAGTATTAAACTCATCCCACAATGTGTTTATAAATTGTTGTGCTTTACTAAAATACTCGTGTTTAAGGTATTTACGGTTTATACCTCCATACATTTGTTGAAATGTTAATTCTTTACTTTGTTTATACATTTTAGAGTCTACTTCTTCAGTATCAAAATACATTTTTGCCATTTGTATATGGACTGACTCGCTCTTATCTAATTCACCCCCCGATAAACGTGCTATAATTCGTGGATGGTAACCCTCAAAATCCATTTCAATTAATACGTTGTTATCTGCCTCAAACCCATCTCGTTCGCCTGTATCGTGTTTTAAAGCTGAGAAATTAACGCTATTAAAGTTGTTTGTAGGGCGTCCTGTTGTTGTGCAAAAATTATACCATCCGTAAATCTTATTTTCATTAATGCTAAATTTTTCATTTATGTCAAAGTGTTTTTTAAACTCCTCGTTAGTTTTAAAACCTTCACTTACCATTTTTGCTAACGTAGGAGTAAGTATTTCATTATACCACTTATTTGATTCTTCACTTTTATAGTTAAGTATGTACGGGTAAATCGCATTAAATTCTTCCTCCAACGCCTCATAGTGTTTTGCAAGTGGAATGATTTTATTCACGTTATTCGCGCCATATTTGCGCTCATAAAACGTGTGAGTGCCCGTTTTAGGTAATCCCTCTAGTGGTTCGTTTTTTAATAAATAATATATGCTTTGTATATCCGTATAAGGGAGTGTAGGGATGTATAGTAAGCTTTTTATTTTTTCTTTTACGAATATATTTTTATATGATCTTAAATAACTTATTGGTAAATCAAGTTCAAAAGCCTCTGGGTGGTTTAAATTAATAATGAATCCCTTTTCTTTACTAAACGAGTAGATATAAAGAGCACATAACGATTGTAATTTAGGGTGTACCTCATCGTTATTTGTAATAAATTGAAGGTAACATTCGCTACCCTCGTCTTTAAAAAACCGCTCTAATTGATCTTGTGTCTCTATGAGGTAGTACATTCCCCATAATATACAAAATATTTAATTAATACCCACTATTTCCCTCATAAGAAGGAGTGGAAGGTGGGGAGGAAGTGTCTTGATTATCAGGATTAAATCTATTAAAGGATAAGAGAGCATGTACTTCAGGAATATGTACTGCCCCTACCATAGGACCTTTATCTGGGTGTATGTGGTATTTATCTCCTTCAGGGTAAGGGCTACCATCTAAATAAAATAGTTCATTAGCTTTAGCTATTTGGTTTTCTTGTATATTATTTGAAGAAAATTTTGATTTATATTGTCCTTTATTTGGAAAAAAGTTAAATATACCTGGTAATTTAGTTTCAAAATATCTTAAAGTTTTAATATTATCTTCTTCATTATTTTCTTTTAAAGACCAATTGATTCTAAATATTTTATTTAATGTAGTATTATAATTTTTTATAAAAAAATTTTCAAACACTTCTTTAGTTGTTTCAAAATAAGATTTATCATTTACTCTTACAACTATATATCTTCTAAAATATCCTCTAGAGTAATCTTCAATAGTAGGGGGAGGGATAGTAGATGGGATGGGAATATAAGAACCTTGTTGGTTTGTTTGTTTTTGTTTTAAAATAGAATATATTCTATTGTTTGTAGGGATATTGTTAATATTAAGGGGTAAATCTGATGAAATTGGTTTTAATTCACCTGTAATATTTTGTGGGTCTTTACCAGCAAATATTCTCCCCTTATCTGTTACAAAATAATCGCCCGTATAGGGTTTTCCTGTTTTTAACAGAATAAATTTATTACCGTTAGTATAAAATTTTTGGTACTTATTTTTTGGTAAAAATGCCATTAGTTATTAAATTGTTAACCTGTAATCATATTTGGTTCCATCATAATTAGTAATAAAAGTACCCCCATCCGTAAATTCTACAGTAATAATTGCTCCAGTAGTAATAGATGGAGGTGCGGGTACTCCAGGGACGGTAGCAGCAACTGATCCTATATCATAACACTCAAATATTATTTTGTTTGTTTCTACTATAGTGTTCTTAATAGCGGGGACATCTTGTAAAATAAAATCATAGCTATAATCTGTAATTCCTGTTCCTCGTTTTTGAGAATCACCCATACTAAATTCTAAATTAACAGCGTTTACCGTTACTGAAAAATCTTGGTTATTTAATCCTCCTTTTAAATATCTTCCTACTTCTTGGTTTGTTATAGGAGCAAAGAAATAACCATCTAATGTATTTCCCACCTGATTAACCCAAGAAACTGTGGGTGTAGCTAAGTTAGTAGGGTAGCTATTGGGTTGGGTAACCGAGTAAGAAATATTTAATTGGTTTTCAAGTGCCGTGCTAACTTTAGGGGCTACGTTAAATACTATATTAGTTGTAGCATAAGTAGATACTGCACCTAATGCCTCAGCCTGTTCACCTGTAGCTATGTTAGCGTTTTTATTTAGGGCTTCTTCAGGAGTAGTAGGGACCTGACTAAAAATAGAGTCTGAATTTCCTTTGGGTTTATCAATAATAACCATTTTACCACTTATATCAGTAGTCCAATCACCCCCCGCGGTTATTTTTTGTTCTTCATTAAATACTATAAATCCTATATTAGTTTTAGCATAAGCTTTAGGTAATCTATCTTTTTTAATTTTAAACATATTTCCTATTACTATACCTGATATTCCATCTAGGGTAGCACTAAATTCTAGTGGTATAACAGCTGTAAAAGAAGATCCTTTTCCTAATGCTTCATTTATGTAGGTTTCTTGACTTTGAAAATCCCTTAATATGCCTTTAATATTGCCCCCTCTAATTTCATTATCATTAGCTAGAGCATTTAAATTTCTAAAGAAATTATTTTGATAGTCGTTAATTTGTCTAAATAATTTTGTTCTTTTTGTTAATAATTGGCTTTTTTGGCTTTGTATATCAAGAACAGTCCTAGTCCAGGTAGGGGTTGTATCTTCACTTAAAATTCTATTTTTTATTGCTTTATTAAAAGCTGCAAAAGTAACCCCATCTATATCTTGGATACTTCGAGGATCTTGGGCTTGTATTGCAATAGTAGAAGTTAAAGCACTAGGTACATTACTAGTGTATTCAAAAGATCTTAATATATTTTTATTACTAAAGGGGATAAAGGTATGTAAATCTAAATCATTTGGAATTCCGTTTTCTTTATCTACTGGAAGATCAATAATAAATATATTATTTGATTCTTTATCATCTGTTAAAACAAAATTGTGGTTAGGGCAAGCTTTATTTACTCTATCCCATATATCTGTTATGAAATTGCCTATAGTATAATCAGGATCATCAGAATTTTTAGATGCTATTTCATCAATCATGTTAATATTTAAATAGATATTACCAATTCTACGTGCAGCGTCTGCATCTATTAAACGTGTGTTTGGGTCTAATACACTATTATTATATTTTATTTCTCGTAAATCTTTTTCATAAACTGCTTGGGAATAAGTAGGACTAAACTGATTTATATTAGGTAAATAACCTAAAATATTTTCTATTAAAGTTGTGTTTCCTTTTTTAAGCTGTAAAGGTAATATACATGTATTAACATCAGTAGAAAAATCTATAGCTGTTCTGCCCCCCGTATCCGGTTTTATAGTAGTAATAGAAGCGAATAATAAAGGGTCTAATCTAGATACATTATTATCTAGATCGTATATTCTATCAGTTACTATATTTATGCTATTTTTAAGTGTTTCGTTTTTAGGGATTAGGGTTGAATTAATTAAGGTAGCAAGTGCATCCCATCTTATATATGGTTCATTATTTTTAAATTCTCCAAATTTATTTTTAACCCTTCTTTGGGCGCTTTCTGATTTATATTTTGGGTTACTAAGGTCTTGGGAACCCCATACCCCACCTCTAGGAATTATGAAATTTCTTAGTTCTTCAGTTGTATTTAAATTAAATTTTTTTAGTAAAACATTTTCTAGTGTAGAAGCTTGAAATCTGAGTATATCTCTAAAAAATTCTCTATTAGTTGAGTAGTTATCTCCTGCTTTTGTTGAAGTATTTCTTGCTTCTTGGTATTTAAAATATCTATCACGTTTTGCTTGGGTTTCTTTTTGTTGTGCTTTTGAATCATCTTCATCAACTCTTTCTATTTTATCGTTATAACCTGGAAATATTTCTTCTAATTGTTTTTCATATACTTTATCGTCTGCTGTAATGTTACTAGTCCCTCCTTTAGCAGCTAGTGTAAAGGAATTAAATGTAGCATAATTTCTTATAGATTTAGTTAAACCCTCTAAAGCATTATATTGGGGGAAAATACCTTTATCAAAGACCTCATTAAAAACACCAGCATTAACTTGGTTAGTAACTGTTTTCTCCCTATAACGAGTTTTTTTATTAGCCTCTCGGGTATAAGTGTTTGAAATAACTACCTTACTATTTTCTAATTCATCTATAGTCATAGAAGGACCTAAAAATGGATTCATAGTTGATATACTAGGTCCTTTTAAACTATCTAATATTTCTCCTATAGAAATTAATTCTGTGTAGCAACTATACCCCCCATCTTCTCGGGCTTGAAAACCAAAGTTTTTAACAAAGCCTAAAAACCCATCATAGTTGCCATTTTGAGTTTCTTTTAGATGGTTAATAGTATTAAATACTTCTTGTTGTGAAATATTATTAGTATATATTCTATTATTAGTTGCGTTTTCAGCTAATCTTAAATTATTTTCGTATCCCCCATTATTATTAATGTAGGGGCACCATCCCCATTCTACTAATACTTGATAACCAGGACGCATATATAGCATTTCTAATACTTCAAGTTGTTTTTGGTTATGACATTCAAAATTGATTTTAGCTTCTCTAAGTGAACCATAAGCACTTTTAGTTCTTATAGTAGCATCTATTATACCAGGCATAGGAACTATACCATACCCATCAGAAGTAGCATTAGATCCTATAGCAAAGTCACCATAAGATATATTTGTTTTTAATCCTGGTTTACGAAAACTTTGTCTAACTTCTTCAAATCTTCGTGTTTTAATAGTTCCGTCTTTTCTTGTTCTTGCAAAATCACTTAATACCCCTCCCTGCAATATAAAATTTTGAGATAATGAAGCTCCTTTAAGACTATTAAAAGATTCATCTCCACTTAGTCCACCTAATTCTAGCCCCACATCAAAAACGTAGTCAACTAAAGAGGTCATCCTAATAACACACTGCCTATTAAGAGAATAGTTATAAAAGGCTCCTGCGTTTAAGTTTATATCACCTTTAGGGGTTTTTATTGGGTAAGATTTTAATCTATTAGTTCTAGAACCATTATCAGAAGTATTCCCTATATCAATTAATTCCTCTCTTAATATTAATTGACGTCTTACATAATCTCTAAAAGTATCTTTAAAAATACTCATCTATTATTATTATTAAAATCCATAAATTGATCTATATATTGAACGGGATTTGCAGGGATCCTAATTTGTTCGCCTAAAGCTACATAGTAACTATCTTTTCTTAACTTATTAGGATTAGCAGCCGCTATTACCCACCAAAACTGAGTATCATTATAAAACTCATAGCTAAGATTATCTAGCCTATCTCCATCCTGGGTAATGACATAGATATCTTCTTGATTTAAAGGAATTTCAGGTAATATAGTGTTAATATAATACCTTTTTCTTCGATTATCTCTTAGTTGAATTATTTCGTTAAATCGTCTCATTATAATATTAATCCTCTTTCTTCTAGTGGAGTTACACCACTAGAAAGTGGAGATGCGGGTGTTGGGTCTAAAGCGGGTGGTGGGGCAGGAGGTTCTGGAACAGATAATATGTTTATATCAGCTATTTCAGCGTCTGCTGCTATTCCATTAGCATCAAATTCAATTATGTCTTCATCATCACTTTGTTCAGCGTATTTTCGGTTTCCCGTAACACCTATTTCTGGTAAAATAAACGGTGTAGTAGCACTATTAGTAGGAGCAAAGTTATGGATAGGCTGGAAAGTACAATTTACATCTAAAATGTGTGGGTATTCGTTTACATCTTTATCAACACCTTCACTGTCATGTCTAATTTCCCAAGGATAGCTTGTATTCCAACCTAAGCCTATAGAAGTAAAAAATCCTGGGATTTCATTCATCCAATCTCCTATAGTTAATCTAGAAAATACACCCCTCATTCTTCTATTTTTGTATTCGGGGGCTGTTTGAGCTACTAAATAATTTAATTTGCGCCATAGGGGCTTTTGTTCGGCTTTAGATTGTGCATGAATTTTAAAGCTAAAATCTATCCCTCTATTAAAACCTGAATAAGTGTAAAATTCTTCGGCTCTGCCATTATATTTGTAACTATTCCAATTTGCTGAAAAGTTATCATTTATACTATTTAACATAGCTCTAAAAAGAATTACATTATCTTCTAAAGGATTTTCTGTATTAACTACAGCTATTCTAAATTTGATGTAATCTTTAAATATTCCCTCAAAAGATTCATCTGGACTAGATCTTTTAAATATACTAGCAGCAGATATTTTGTCACCTGTTCTTATATCGTATATATTTGGGTTAGGTTCTGTTCTTTTAGATCCAGGGTTGCCTAATTTATACAGGTTGATTCTTGTTTTTTCATTAGGGATAGGGGGTGCTATAGGGTTACCATCAATTTCTCCTCCAATATTTCTATAGTCATTATGTTCAATTTTAGGAGTTTTACCTTGTCTTAACTCATATAAACCAAGATTAAATTGTGGTAAATAACCCCCATTATCCCCTATATCATTAAATGGGTTACTTTTATATCTTTTTATTTCAGTTTTTCCTATACCAAAAAGAGAATGTGCACCCCCATTATATGATTTAATTAAGTCTTCTCTTACAGGACTACTAAGTATAAAACGATTATACAATCCCTTTAAAGTATGATCTGAGGGGCCTAAAAACCCTGGATTTTTTTCTTCCTCTATAGCTTTAATTTCATATTTAGGGCCTCCTTTAGAGGGATCATAATTAAATCCTGATTCAAATTTTGTATCTATTAAGCCGTCTTTTCTAAATCTTACACCTGCTGTTCCTGTTCCTGCTGTTAATAATGTATTAACAGGAAGTGTTAATCTGTTTCGCGGTTCC